AAGTCGCGCCGAAAAACATTACATCCAAACCATCGTCATCGACGCCGAAGTGGATTGCGGCGCCATTGCCGATCACGGCTTCTTCAAAAACAAGATTGCCGGATTTCCATCCGGATTTTACGTTCGCTCCTGGCATTTTCTTTTCCTCCATCCGTACCTTGCGGTTATAGGAGCGGTTCCCCTTTTTGGGAGGGCGGCCCGGTGGTTTGCGTCAAGGGTTCAGTGGCTTGACGCCTCTCAGCAAGCCGCCCGGTATGGTTAGTCAATCACCGTATCCGCGCCGGGATCTGCAAACATCGGATCGACGATGGCAACGATGGACAGTTCTCCGGCGTCTGCTTCCGCCCCGACTTCGATGGTCAGGTAGCGCATCCCGTCGGTTATCTTATCGGCGTTCAGCTCGATCACGAGGAGCCTGTTGACCATTGTTGCCGTGGCGATCTGCAGGGCCGCCGAGGTCGCTATGGCAGACAGCACGTCGGCGCCTGCCGACTTGATCGCCGCGCCGCCATAGCGGTAATTGAACGTCAACGCCGTGGTCTTTGCCCCGTGGGTGGCCCCTTCGTAAAGTTTCAGGATGGCGCCGGCGGCGCCGGCGTAGGACGGACCGAAAACACACAGAAAGGACACGCTCTTCGCGCCCTGCATATCGAGGGAATCAGCATCGACCCCGGCGTTGATATTCGCCGAAGTGAGCAGCGGAACGATTTTCTTTTCATAGCTGAAAATTTGTTTCATTTTCTTTTTCCTCCTTTTCAGGGATCACGGGGAGGGGTCGCCTCCCCGGTTTGGTTAATGTTTACGCCCGTTCCGCCAACATGACGAAATGGCTGCGGGAGGTCGCGCCCTTATAGGGTGTCACTGCCGACCGGAGCCGGGGGGCGCCGTTCACGCGATAGATGAACTGGAACGTTTTCTCGTTTTCCAGGAACTTCACCTCAATCGACTGCCGCGCCTCGATCCCGCCCTGATCAACCAGGATGTAACCGGAGAGATCGGCAAGGATGATGTCGCCCAGGTCGCCCAGGGCGGCGGCCTGCTCCACCGGGATCGCGGGGAGGCCCTTCAGCTTGTTGATCGGCGAATTGTTCGTCCCGTTCCCGGCGTACTGGAAGAGCGGCATAAGGACGCCGCCGGTCCCGATGGGCAGGGTGAGGGTTTCGAGCTGGGTTTCGCATTCCTGATTGTAGAGCCATACCGCGTTCCCGCGGGAAGCGGCGAAGAGGGCGTTGAACATCTTGTTGATGTTCTCGGTGAGGATGGTGCCGGCGGCCTGACCGGTTTCCTTGGCAATCGTAACCGTGCAGGGGGCGACGGTGATTCCCATACACTGCCCGGCGCCGGTGCCGCGGATGATTTCATCGTCCAGCTTAAAGAAGTTTTCTGACCGGAACGCCTTGGTGATGATCGCTTCCAGGGAGGTCGCATTGTTGAGCAGCCGGTTTGTGGCGTAACAGACCGAAATCAGATCGTAAAGCCTGATGCTGTATTCGCCGATTTTCGGTTTCTTGCCCGACGGATAGAGAGATTCGCCTTCGCGGTAAGTCTGGACGCCGCCCCAGCGGGACCCGGTCGCCCGGGAAGTCTCATCGATGAACGGGGCTTCCAGGCTGTCAAAACCGACGCCGATGGGAATCTTGAAGCAGCGCGTGGAGATCTGGGATACCTCTTCCGGTTTGTCCAGGAGCGCCGTGGTGAAGGCGGTCTGCAAGAGATAACCGCCGTCCGACGGGACCGACGTGGACATGCCGGTAATCGCCCGCTGTGCTACAAGGAGCCGTTCCCTGGCCAGGCTTGCTTCGGGGGCTCTTGCCTGGGCGATATCCACCAACTGCTCGCCAAGGCTTCGATATGCCTGCTGGGCGGCCTGATTATTGCCGCTGCCGAAATCGATGTGGCGGGCGCTGATTTTTTCAATGACCTGATCTTTGAATTCCTGGACGGATTTCCCTTCGGAAACGGCCTTGTGGGCCTCATCCATCATGTCGTGTTTTTTGCCCATGGCCAGGATATCATCGACCCTAACCTTTTCCGCCCTTGCCGCTTCTTTGGCCGATTCCTTGGCCCTCGCTTCGGCTGCTGCCATGGCGCGGGCGCAAACAGGGCAAGCGCCGCCGACAAGGTCCGCTCCGCAAATTGTACATTTATCCATTTTTCGTATTTCCTCCTTTTGGGATGATTCCCCTGCCGGGGTTTCAATAATGATTTCGTGATTCTGTGCTACGTCGGCGCTGCGCCCGACCCCGACGGTCGTATCCGCCGGAACGCTTACCAGGCTGACTTCCAACGGCTCCCAATCGGTGACGCGATACCAATCAACATCGCCTTCGCTCTTCTCCAGAATCATCTTGTGTACGTCGTAACTGACTGAGCAATTACGCCTGATCTCGTCGATGACGTCCTGAAAGATTTCTTCCGCCCTGGTCGATCTTCCAAATCTGACCAACGCCCGCCCTTTGCGGTCTGGGCCGATCCATGCCTTCTCAATGACGCCGACCTGGTCCCGTGTGTTATGATCTACAAGGAGCGCCCCGCCGTCGTTCAACCGCTTCATGCGGATTGATTTCGTGGAGTGATCCAGGATTTCCCACCCAAAATAACGCTCTAAGGGCTCTTCGGAGGAGAAGGATAATTCGATTGTCCGCTCCTCGGGTTTGAGTGTTTCCCGCACGAAGGTGACGGCCCGGAAAAGTTTACCTTCCTGCATGATCTTCTTGATTTGATTTTTAAGTTTCTTCGGCATTTTAGTTACCTCCTGCGCCGGCGTCGTCACCGTCACTCGGTTCGGCACTGGCCGTTTTTGATATGAGCTGCCCCAGATCCGCCTTGATCCCATATTTTTTTTTCAGCTTTTCGTCGGCGGCGATCTGTTCATACAAATCTTCGAGTTCCATGTTGAACCGTTCGGCGACGATCTGCCGGTCGCTCTTCCACTTCGCCCGGGCGCATTTCAGCTCGCCGTCAATATCCTTCGACGGGTCCACCCAATCGAAGATCCGCCCGCGGAATTCCGGGGCGTTAAACTTGTCGAATTTGGCGTAAGGGAGAAAGGTTCGATTTGTGAGGAGCAGCATTTCTAACCAGGGCTCAAAGACCATCATAATGAAATCGTTGATCATCCATGTTTGCAACGACTTCCAGCCGTCCCGTTCATCGATCGCTCCAGACCGCATGGAGGAAAAATTCACACCTTCCAGGTCATTGGCCAGAGAGTTATAAGCGACGTTTAATCCCGATGAGATTCCGCGCAATGACCCCTTGATAAACTCTCCGTATTGTGTCGTCGGGTGGTCGGGCAGGAAGGGTGAGAATTTATAGCCGGCGGGAAGTTTCTCGAAGACGCCGGGCTCGGCTTCCTGAATCGGGGTTCCTGTTTCGTCTTCCGTGTCGCCCATGGGGCCGATCCCCATAACGTCGTCTTTCTGCTCATAGAATCCCATCTTTGACGCGCCGATCCGGGCGGCGACCACTTCGGCATATTCATACTCGCCGACCTGGTTCATTCGCCGGGCCGCCGTGTGCATCCATGGGACGCCTCGCCCCTGGGTGGATCTGTCTGTGATGAAACAATGAATGATTTCCGAGGCGGGCACGCGCTCGTAGGTGCCGGCCGATACTGCCGACCGGAAATAATCGCCTGGGTGCCGCCGGCGCAGGTGGTAGGCAACGGGGCGATTCCAGCCGTCATATTCAATGCCCATCTTGATCAGGTTCTGCCCGGGGCCGTCGGAGATGTTGTGTGTTTCGTCAAGGAGGTCGGCTTCGAGGTTTTGGAGGGCGAAGCGCCAGGGATTTTTATAGCCCCGGATCTTCCTGGCCAGGAATTCACCGTCACGGGCCACGGTCTTGATAAACAGCTCCTGCTCCGCCAGCCAGGACAGCCGACCGTCAACGGTGCAGTTGCCCTTCTTGCCCCAGAGCGCCCATTCGGATTCAATAATGTCGTTCGCCACTTTGTCCATGATTCCGCTTGCATCCCGCGCCTTGTTTTGCAGGGTGAAGCCGGTCCGTCCGACCACGTTCACCTTGCACATGTGCAGGAATTTCTTTGCATAGTCGTTGTTTCGCTCCAGCTCCCGGCTCCGCGCCCGCATGACCGTGAGGGCGTTTCTGAGTTCCACATCCGCCGTCGTGATCGGCGCCAGGAAATTATCGGACAGCCTGTCAATCAGCGCCGCGTCATAACTGCGCACCCGGGGCAGGCGGCCTGTGGAACGGGAGGTGGATTTATTGTCTCCGGCGCCGATTCCAAACCGTGTCAAAAAGCGTTTGATAATATTCATCGTTCCCCCGGTCATTTAAACCGCGTGAGTATTTTGCGTTTCGATGACAGCCCCGCCGCGACGCGGGCCGTGGCCACTTCGCCGTCATATTCGTCTTTGTAGATAGATCGTAATTTGATGAGATCGGGAATGGGCGTCATGGTCAGGGAGCGCCCGGCGATCTGATAGCCCATTTGATCCTTGGAGGCCCGGCCCTCGATGACGGCCTCGATCGCGTCCAGTACTTTCTTGGCATGTGAGCGGTTGTCATACAGGGCGGACCGTCCCGAGATATTATCGGTGAGGGTGATCCAGCCTTCGGCGATTGTGTAACGGGTGGTTGTTTTGGTGGCGACGAGCTGCCATTTGTAGTCGCCGGCGACATAGGCGGCGGTCGTGGCCGCGGCGGCGGTGAACTTGAAGTCGTCGGCGTTGTCGGAATCGGCGGCGGCGGTGATAACGAAGATCCCCAGTTTGCCGACGGCGGTGAATTTCAGCGTCCAACCATCTGAGGCTTTGATGTCGGTATATTCGAGCGTGCCGGAATCGTTTTCGGAGGCCGCCTGGACATTGCGCCTGATCCAGGTGATGGTGTCGCCAATAATGATTTCTATCGGTTCAGGATTCATTCATGACCCCAAGATATAGTGGCTCGTTTTCGCGGGGACACTATAGCATGGGGTTTTTCAGAAAAATGGCTCCAGGACGATTTTGAACAGAGAATGGGTATTGTTTGAACACGCCTGAACAAAGAAAATACTTGACAAGGTTTTTAAAGGGTGTTTCGGCGGGTAAATTTGTGATCGTTGCTGCCTTTTTTTATATCATAACCTTTCCGCAGCACGGGCAGTATTTCATGCTTTCTTCTTTCAGCTTTTTACCATGTTCGCTCAATTCCATGACTATCTCGTTCAGGCTACCCCTGCCGAGGTTTTTTGCTCGCAGCAAGTCATCAGCTGACACCTTTGTTATGTCTCCGACAGTTCTTATTCCCATGTTCTTTAGCGCATTAAGGGATCGGTTGCTCAATGATAGTGCATGAATGGGCCAGTTGTTTTGTGCCATACCTTCATATGGACTAATGTAATCTAAACGCTCAGCCTTCCATTCTTCTTCCCAATTCCTCCTCTTTACGATCTCGCGGATGCGTGTCGCAGATATTCCATATTTCTCGCTAATCTCTCTGTACGTTATTTTGTTTATTCTCATCAAAAATATATCGTTATCTCTTTCTCTGTTCATTCTGCATCCTTAGGTATTTTCTTCGTTCCTTTAGCCGTTCCCAACTTAAAAAATGCTTCAAGATTGTCAGCATGAGCACACCACCTACCATCAATCACGATCACCGGCAATCCCATTTCGATGAGATTGTAAAACTTATTTCTCGAAACGCCAAGATATTTCGCTATTGATTCCGCCGTCCAGATGATGTTTTTGCTCTGACATTCGGCCATCTATCTCTTGAACCATCCTTTCTTTCTGCCTACCAGGTTGGCCTTGTTTTCGCTCCGGACCGGTTCCTCTCCGGCTTCGCCGTCTTGTTGCCGCAGCCGGTTCGTGTAGCCTGCCAGCAATCTAAGCCCACCTCCCGGGAATTCCATTTCCACGCAGGTCGCCGCCAGGATCTCCGCATCGAGGAGATGGTTAGGGCGTTGGTGAATGTTCACCCATTCCTCCTGGCCGTGTTCGTTCTGGCGCTTTTGCTCCGCCAGGATCTGGGCGGCGTAGTCCGTCCCGGTCGCCGCGTGGAGGAAGGCGGCCGCGGGGGTCAT